CCGTGAATGATGAAAATTGGCGAGAAATTAAAAAGGGACTGGAAGATAGATTTGGGGAATTTTTAGTTTAATAAAAAATAGTATACTTACAAAGCCTCTATCTTAGGATATGCTCAAATGTTGTAAGTTTGTAAGACAGGAGATGATTCTAGAGTCATCTCCTTTTGCCGATGTCGTAGAATGGTCTACACTCCCGTTGTAAGGGAATATGGATGGAGGTTCGACCCCTCTCACCGGCTTTGTGGAAAAAGGATAGGTTGGAACTTATAGGCCAACCGAGAAGGTATCCGAGCCTTCCTCTTTCCCATCTTAATCTCGGATTTCGGAAGGAAAGAAAATGAAAAAAGAAAAGATTTGTGGGATATATTGTTTTGAAAATAAGAAAAATCGTAAAAAATACGTTGGGCAATCTATCGATATAGTTAATCGATTATCTTCTCATAAATGGGAATTTAATAAAGGTAAGGAAAACAAATATTTTCAAAGAGCACTTGAAAAATATGGGTTTGAAGGATTTTATTTCTATCCTTTAGAGGAATGTGAAAATGATTCAAAAATATTGGATGATTTAGAAAAATATTATATTGATTTATATGACACAACAAATCCTAAGTTTGGTTACAATATAGAAAAGGGCGGTAATAAGCCCCCTAATGTAAAAGGAATAAAACGATCTAAAGAAACAAGAGAACTGATGTCGAGAGTTCAACAAGTGGTAGCCAAAGACCCAGAAAGAAGAAGAAAAATATCTATTGGAAATAGCGGGGAAAATCATTGGAATTATGGAAATACTACCCCAACAGGAACTAGAAAAAAGATATCGGATGCTTTAAAAGTAGAGGGTGCACATCCTCTTCATGGAGTTCCCATGCCTCAAGAAACAAGGGATAAAATATCTGTATCTAGGACTGGAAAACCAAGTAATAATCCTTGGACAAAAGAGTCCAGAGAAATGTTGTCAATTTCAAAAACCGGCATTGAGTTTTCAGAAGAGTGGGTTGAAAATATGTCTAAATCTCAGATAGGGAAAAAACAAAAGACAGATGGTTATAGTCACTATCATGGAGTAACTTGGCACAAACTCGCAAAAATGTGGTATTGTGTAATAAGATACGGTAGAAAGCAACATTATGTCGGAAGATATAAAACAGAATTAGAAGCCGCCAAAGCGTATGATAAAAAATGTTGGGAAATTTATCAAAATTTATCAATGCTAAATTTTCCAGAGGATTATGAAGGAGTATAAATGGCAAGAAGATTAAAAAAAAGAACACCTACTGAAAAGTTTAGGTGTAGAAAATGCGGAATTTCCAAGGTTGAAGATGATTATTACAAAACTTGCGAACCGGACATGGATATTAATGGGCGAATGCCTGTTTGTAAAGAATGTTGTAAATTAGTAGTGGATACTTATTTTTCCGCGGAGGGGACGATTGAAAGAGGTTTTTTACAAGCCTGTAGAAAATTGAATGTATTTTACAAAGAAGATATTGTTTTAAAAACAGGCTCCAAGGTAAATGAATTAAAAGAGTCTGGAAAAGAAACAGAATATCCTTTTGGAATTTATCTAAGATTATTGTTTTCAGGAAATCCGAATGGTGGAGATTTGACTTTCAAGGAAGCAGATAACCCCATTTCGATAATAGATAATTCTTTGGATGAAACAAATATAAAAATGAACGATTGGGGAAAGATGTGGGGAAAGGGATTTTCAAAAGAGGAATATGAATTTTTGGATGAAGAGTATAATGAATGGGCAAAAGATAGAAAAACACTTACTCGTCCAGATGAAATTCTCCTTCAAGAAATCGCTCACCAGGAATTGGCAATTAGAAAGGCAAGGGCTACCGGAGGAGATACGGAAGACCTGATAAAACAACTTCAAACTCTTTTGAAAAGCGCCAATGAACAACTGAAGGCGAATAAGGATCAAGAGGATGAAGGAGTTGATACGATATCTTCTATTATCAAGATCATGGAATCACAGTACCCCGCTGAATTTTACCGTGACCGTGGGTTATATAAAGATTTTGACTATGATTTAACTCAATACCATGACAAGCACGTTACCCGCGCAATCAAGAATTTCGCCGCTAACCAAAAAGATTTTGATTTTGACATAAATACTCAAAAAGACGATGACGACGATATTAACTTTGAAGAAGTGGCATCCGAAGATTCGGATACTGGAGGTTAAATGGCATCCGCTAGTTCATATAGGGATAAGTATAGAAAAGACGCCAAAAGAGATGCATCGTTTAGTGTAACCGCAAAAGGAAATTTTACCCCCGAACAAAAAGATAGATATATGCATTGGATAACATTTTATCGTAGGAACATGGTAAGGTTTATTCAAGATTATTTCGGGATTAAACTTTATCCTTACCAGTTCCTTATGGTGTACGACCTTCAACACAGTGATATGTGCTATATAGTTGCGTCTAGGGCCGCCGCGAAATCTTGGATAATAGCCGTGTATTCAGCAGCTTTGTGCGTACTTTGGCCGGGAACAAAAGTCAAGATAGTCGCTAAAACAATGAAACAAGGATCAATAATTCTTAGTGAAAAACTTAGTTCTCTCAGAGACGAGCATCCCAACCTGAGAAAAGAAATAAAGAAGATAACCACAGACGCAAATGCGTCAGAGGCTATATTTAATTGCGGTTCTACTATCAAGGTAGTTCCTTCTTCGGATAGCGCAAGAGGGGGTCGAGCAAATCTTATTATTGTGGAGGAATCTCGTCTTGTTCCCAAGGATATACTTGAGGGAGTAATCAAGCCTTATTTGGAAGTTAGAACGCCTCCATATAGACTTAAGCCAGAATATTCAGATGATCCTTTACTTGATGAGGAAGGCAAAATTGACTTCATTAGCAGTAGTTGGTATCGTTCGGAATATTGGTATGCCGAATATGTTCGAAGCATTATCAACAGAATATTACATGGTGATACTACGGTTAGTTTCTTAGCATTTGATTATTCGGTTTGTATATTCCATAAAATCAAAACCCGCGCCATGTTAAAAAATGAAATGGATAACGCAGATGAAGCAACTGTAACCATGGAATACAAAAACCTACCTTCGGGTACGAGCGGAAAATCATATTTCAAAATGTCATTCTTCCCGCGCAAGATACGTCACGCTATGTATCCTCAATTAACAGAAACATTCAACCCAAGAAAAAATCCATATAGGGTCGAAAAGGTTGATGATGAATTGAGAATATTGAGCGCAGATATTGCGACAAGAGCAAATCGTGAAAGTGATAATACGATTATTTCTGGCGCTAGACTTATTCCGATACTTGGAAAAGGATATGAACGAAGATTAGGGTTTATGGAGTCATACAAAGGACTCAATACCGTTTCGCAAGCTAAAAGAATGAAACAAATATTTTTTGATTTGGAAATGGACTATTTAGTAATTGATATTAAAAACGCAGGGATAAATAAAAGTGTCCTCCCAATGGGTGACTGTTGGGTAATTAAATCATGGAAAAAATCAGGAAAACCCATTTGGGCAACCCGAACCGAAGGCTGAAAATAAAAAATCAGTCAGGCGCAGAGCATAGGAAATGAACCTCGAAAGAGAATATAAATTCCCACGAGTCCGTGATATGTTTATAAAACATAAAAAGATATGCCGAACTAATAGGAAACTATTAGAACACGCAGATAAAAAACTGTGTGGATAACAAGATTGAGGCGTGTACGATTCTCTTACACAAGTCACAACCGACGAAGAAAGAGGAATAGATTATCCAGCATTTACTATTGTTGGCCCAGAATTCGAACTTGAAGAAATGCTTCGAAGTGACTTGACAAACAGAACATTAGGTTCTAGTCCCATGCCTGTAATCTTCCCGATCTCCGCAACCGCTCCTTTGAATTCTCAAATCGCTGTTGCATTTCGGTCTTCTTTACAAAAAAGACTTTGGCAGTTTTTGGATATGGATTCTAACGCTGAAGAATTCTTATTGAAGGATCATAAGGAATTGCTGACGGACGATGGGACGATGAGAGCATTTTTCTTAAATCCATTTGTTCAAACAGGAATTTTGATAAATGAGTCGTTGAATTTAAACATGTCTCTCAAGGGAGGTTTTATTCAATTGGAAGAAACACCTGGGAGTCATAAAGATAGATATACCAGTACTTCGTACCTCAACTGGGTTGTTGACAAGTATTTCGACCCAAAGATAAAAGGGGAAAAGCAAGATACAGAATCAGATTGGGATATTTTATCGTCCCTAATACAAGTAAGATAATTTTATAGAGAGGAGGTAAAATATCTTGACAGATAGTGATAGTAATGAAATTGTAAAAACTCCAGAGATTGAAGAAGTTACCGAAGAGCAAGTCCACTTCATGGTTGAGTTTGCTCAAGAATTGTCCAAAGGTGGAATGTTTGGAAACAACGTTTTCACTCCCGATCTCATAAACGCAAGACTCCGTGATATCAGTTTTAATCCAACTTCTCCAACGCAAGATATGTTGGATAAAGCAATGGCTAATCCGAAAGAAAGCGAAGATAACCTCAGAAAGTTTTCGGAGAATTTCGAATTACAATCGATGCCGTATAAGAGATTAATCAGTTATTTGAGCGGACTATTGGCCTTCGACTATACAATCACCTGTACCAACGCCACTGAAGATGATTATAAGATTGGAAAAAATAAAAACGCTTATCAAAAGGAATTAGATAAGGTTTATGATTTTCTGGACAAGTTTAATGTCAAGAAAGAGTTTGCCGGGGTAACACGCCAGCTTTTAAGAAATGATGCCTATTTCTTCTGCTTTCGGAACGAAGGCGATAGATATATATTTCAAGAACTAGACAACGCTTATTGTAAGATTACGGCGCGCTTTGACTACGGATTCCTTATGGACTATAACTTAGTCTATTTTTTGCAACCCGCGACTGATCTCAAAATGTTTCCTGACTTTTTCTCCGAAGCACTTAATAAGATGTATACGGAGACGCAAGGAAAATATGTTCCTCATACTGCCGCAGATGCTAGGAATAGTCTATGGGCATATTGGACACAGGTTCCCGCAACTACAGGATTCGTCTTTAAGTTAAATCAAGACACCGCGACTAGGATTCCATACTTCGCTGGTTTGTTCCAAGATTTGAATCTACAGCCGCTCCTTAGAAATTTGCAGCGCGACAAATCAATTATTTCGGCGGCCAAGATTGTTTTCGGTGAAGTCCCGTTGCTAGACAAATCGGCTAAAACAACAGTTAAGGATATGTTCGCTCTCGATGCTAAGAGCCTGGCTAACTTCCTAACTCTATTAAAATCTGGTGTTGGTAGTGCTATAAAAGTTGCTGCTGCCCCCCTGCAAGGAGTTCAGGCATTAGACTTTCCTAGCGAAGAAAACATATATCTTGACTATTTAAATACCGCCGTTTCGAGTAGTGGTGTAAATTCTAACCTAATTTTTACAGGAACGACTCGCCCAAATATTCGGGAAACAGAGTTGAGTCTTTCGACAGATGAACAACTCATGGAACAAATGGTTTACCCAATGGCAGAGGACTTCATAGAATATCAATTAAGTCGAATAACAAAAAAATACCGCTTTAAACTGAAATTCGAAGGGTCAAATTTTTTCACTAATAGGACTCAAAGAATTGAAAGATTAACCCCGTTTATGCAAGCCGGAATTATCCTTCCCCAGAAATACGCCGCGGCATTAGGAATGGAACCCCGTGAATTCGAAAGGCAAATGCAAGAGGCAAAAGCAAAGGGATTTGTGGATGGACTCACGCCCATAGTCATGGCCTCACAAATGGCTGGCGTAAAAGATAATGGTGCTCCTAAAAAATCTGATAGTGAGATTAGCGAATCTGGTTCTCAAACAAGAGATGATGGGGGAAATTTGGGAAAAGGTGGAAAAAGTTAGGTCTTGACAATTCCATTGTTATATGATATACTGTTTCAAACATTCTAAATAGGAGACATAATGAAGTACAATTTCTATAAGCAAGAATTTCTTTGTTTTGATTATCGCCGTGGAACAATCATGGCAAAAACTAGGAAAGTTGACGAGTCTGATTGGGAGCACATTCTCGAAGAGCATCGTCAAAAATTTATTGAAGAAACAAAGAATAAATATCTATTGGATTTATATTACCAACCTGGGCGCTCCGATCCTGATTTCTTGGTTGGATTTTATATTGACAGTGGCGATGATAAAACTGTTCAAGGAGAGATCAAGCGATTGATTGAATCTGGCTATATGGACGATTGTATCAACTGTTCAGAAGAAACAGCCGAAGATTTTGAGGAATTTATTTGTGAAAAAATGGAAAAGATGGATTTGGAGGGCGGAAACAGGAAGGGAATTGGTTGTCCCAATTGCGGGGAATAACTAAAAAGTACTAATAAAATCCCACTTTCATTCATATTCGTAGTTTGATTAGCCTCTTGAAAAAGAGGTTTTTCGTTATTAATTCATTGATTTGAATATTATTCCGGCAGAATAATATTATGTCGTTATCGGTTTCATAGAAACCAAAATTATCAGCCAATAAAAGGAGATTTAAAAAATGACAATTTCAGCTTCAACTAGAATGACCGCCGCACAGATCAAGTTATTGGACAATATGAATGTTGCTTCACAAAAGGCGGGAGGTTTGGGGTCACGTTTGGACTATCTGCAATATAATGGTGTTGCGAGTGTCCCCGCCGCTGTTGGTACGATGACTGCTCACGTATTTCAGCAATATACATATACAACTGCCCCTATTCTTGGTACGGCCACAACCGTTAGTGCCGCTATTCCTTTAACTGCTAGTGCTCAGACCGCCTATGCCATTACAAAGACTTTGGATGTTCCAAGAGTTGTGAATGTAACCGGCAATGCGAGTGGTATTACTGGCAACGTTGTTATTCACGGTACTGATTTTGCTGGTACAGTTATTACTAACACTATCGCCCTTAGCGGTACTTCTACTGTAGCTGGCACAAAAGCCTTCGCGAGCGTTACATCGGTTGATTTTCCTGCACAGACCCACTCTGGGACAGATACCGTCTCTGTTGGTGTATCTACGACTATTGTTGGTTTACCTTCTGTTTTGATTGCTTCTGGAAATTTACTTTCCGCGACTTTCAACGGCAGCACAGATGCAGGTTCCGTAGCTGTTAGTACCACTCTTTCGCAAAATCTATGGACTACCGCTGGTACATTTACCGGTTTGGCTGCAACTGGTGCGCTTGTTCTAACCTTTACTGCATAAGTAACAATTTCTCAATAGGGGATAGATAATTTATTATTTTATCAATTTATCATCTATCCCCTATAAACAATTCTCCGGAAGGAGGTATAAAAAGTTGACAAAATATTTAAGTGATGATTTAGCGAGCGCATTGATTACGCAGTTTTCGGCAGAATGTTATAACGGATTGCTGTATC